AAACTGGATTTGCCCACCCAGATATGGCCCGGCTTCTCTACTACTATATGGTTTCGCGATCACCTGGGCAATCAAAAAAAAGAACTGGTCAAGCCCGGCGGTCATCCCAACGAAATAGGGCATATAATGATTGCAGATAAGTTGATTTCTACCATAGATGATGTTACAATGTAAGAATGCTCGACATTCTCGGATACTTACCCGCCAAACGAAAATCTAGTGCATCGGGATGGATCAGTTTTAATGCTGTGTGTTGTGAACACAACGGCAACACACCAGATCGTAGAAGTCGTGGCGGTCTTAAAACATCTGAACAAGGTTGGAGTTATCACTGCTTCAACTGCAACTACACCGCTAGCTTTATCCTTGGCCGTACTGTAAGTTTCAAGGCCCGCAGGCTCTTGAGCTGGATGGGTGTGCCCGAACGTGAAATTGAAATGTTGAATCTCGAAAGCCTGCGGCACCGGAGCATACACGGCATACTAGATGATAGACAACGCACCGTGGATATTCTAGCAGATATCAAGTTCGAAGAACGAGACCTGCCACCATTTGCTGAACTGATTGGCGATACAGGACTGCATCGCGACTATGTACGATCGAGATGTGTGCCCGATGATTATCCTGTGATGACACAAACAAATCCAGAAGCCTGGCCCGCCCGTGATCAAGTGATCATACCATTCACACATCACAACAGCATTGTGGGACACACTGTTAGATTCCTAGATGATCGTAATCCACGCTACATCAATGACATGCAGCCGGGCTATGTTTTTGGCACAGATCTATTACGTCCTGACTGGACTCAGGTGATCGTGACAGAAGGCATCTTTGACGCACTCAGCATTGGCGGTGTTGCCTTGATGCACAACACCATAAGTGATGCCCAAGCTAGGTTAATTCGCAATCTTGGTCGAGAAATTACTGTGGTACCTGATCAAGATCTAGCAGGCATGGAACTGGTGGATCGTGCTGTAGAACTGGGTTGGGCTGTGAGCATGCCTGCGTGGTCTGAGGGTGTGAAAGATGTGAATGATGCTGTCAAACTATATGGGCGTCTAGGCGCACTGATAACTATCATGCAAGCTAGAGAAACCAGCCGAATCAAAATTGAATTACGAAAGAAACAACTTGTTAAAAGACTATAAAATTAATGATGCTCGTTGGCGCGATCAACAACTGTCTGGATTTAAGTCTGCCAGCAAAAATGCCATACTTGAACAAGAAAAAGTCATGCTGGATTTTGTCACACAATTTCCAAATGTGAAATGGAAATGGCTGGGTGATCAAACAAATTTTCGCAGCATTTGTGAACAGCATATCACCATCGACAATGCTGACTACCAAGGAGTAATTTTGTTTGGTAAAAGCATAGGGAGACCGAGTACCAAACAGTTGGTAGAAAAAATAAAAAGTTTGACTCACAATGTGGATTATGCTTATATTGGAATAAATCGATATGTGTTGACCACGCATGATATAGATATAGCACTGCCAGACGATATTGCAGAATCGTTGGATGTGATAATGAATTACTGCGACCCCAGGTTTAAACGATTGCACTATTTTGCACATGTTGATGGCAGTCATATGGTTGCTGCTCATCCTAGAGATTGCTACGGTTTATGCAGATAATAAAGTCTTATTCTCAGGCTGGAGATATCACATTTGGTCAGCGGTTGAGATTATTTCATGTCAGTAGACCCAAAGTCAAAGTTTGGAGACAAACACGTCACGGCCATAAGTACCCTTTGGATACTGTTGATCGTTGGTTACTGGACAACATTGATTCTATCAATATCACCGCGGTGGACTTTGCAGGCTGGTATCTTGAACAGTCTGGACTTCAAACAACCTGCTTGGAGTCTGATGAAATTGCCAAATTATACTGGCCCAACTGTTACACAGAACCTGATGTAATGGTCTGGCGCCCAACATACCTATCAAAAGTGGATCCTGTGGTGTTTAGAAATCCTTGGTTTCTTCGTTACGCCACAGTTGATCAATTTGTTGCGTTTTTAGAAACCTGGGTGCAGTCGATGACCATAATAAATTTTGAACCAAAGATGGTACAGTTTAACTATCTCAAATTCAAATTAGTTGACATAGTGCGTTCAAAAATCTCATTTGAGATTGAAGAAATTAACAATAATCTTTGGAAAATACTGCCGTGTACAAGCACCAAGTAATTTTGTTTCATGCAGGCGCCAGTGGCCACTTTTTAGCAAACTTTTTGATTGTAGATAAAAATTTACTTCGAGCACAGTTTCGTATAGATTGGCAACAATATAATACCAACATTGTCTTTGCTGGCAACAGTTCAAGTGTTGATAATCGAATTGTGTACTTTGATAAAACTGTATTGGATAAAATTAACGAAATGTTAGAACACAGCACTAGCCAAGTGATCCTCAGTCATTATCTAGCAGTGAGCCAATTACGTGATGTGAAACAAGACGTTTGGGTAAGAAAAATATACCCCAAGACCAATATTTTTGGGTTGATTAAAAATATCAATTTCAAAAAACAAAGTTTGGAGTTTGTAGATTATTCACAGACTGATTTTAGAACGCGGGTAGATCAAGCATTTATGATCATTGATGATTATTATAGGATGTTGCGACAAGATCAAGATTGTCCCGATGATCTTACTATTGATTTTGGTTTGTTGTATAATATACAATACCTTACTGATTTGTTTGAATCTGTGCATGGATTTTTGCCAGACCAATTAAAACTAGATTGGGCACAAGATTACATCAGTCAACAATTTGCCACTTGCAGTGATTGTGATTACAAAAACATGCAACAAATAATTGATTATGTACAGCCCAAAGATTTTTTTGATGTTGCTCTAGTGTTGTTTATATTTGAAAAAAATCACAATACCATTGATCAAAACAGACTGTGGACCATAGATCATTTACCAGATAATATAAATGATGCCCTGGCATTTTTTATAACTAATTCTACAAAATACACAATTTTCGACAAGGACTAAATTTTGCTTAAAGACTACAGCACTGATGTACAAAAACTATTCCTAGAAATGATGCTGGAGGATGCTGCCAGCTACGTGCGGGTGCAGAACATCTACAATCCAGAAAATTTTGATCGCAATCTCAGAACCGCAGCAGCGTTTATCAAGGAGCATTCGGAACAGTTCAAGACTCTGCCTGACCGAGCACAGATCGCTGCGGCCACAGGCATCAAGTTGAATGCAGTACCTGATCTAAACGAAGGACACTATGACTGGTTCATGACTGAGTTTGAAGCATTTACACGACGTCAAGAACTGGAACGTGCTATCTTAAAAGCAGCAGACTTGCTGGAAAAGGGCGACTATGATCCTGTGGAAAAACTGATCAAGGATGCTGTGCAGATTAGCTTGACCAAGGACATGGGCACAGATTACTTTGCAGATCCAGCAGCACGAATCAACAAGTATTTCAACTCGGGCGGGCAAGTGTCAACAGGTTGGCCACAGATGGATCGACTGCTGTATGGTGGATTCAGTCGTGGAGAACTCAACATCTTTGCAGGTGGATCAGGCTCAGGCAAGAGTCTTGTGATGATGAACATTGCACTAAACTGGTTGCAGCAGGGCATGAGTGGCGTGTACATCACACTGGAACTATCAGAAGAACTTACTAGTTTGAGAACAGACGCTATGCTCACAAACATGAGCACCAAAGAAATACGCCGTGACATTGATTCAACAGAACTCAAGGTCAAGATGGTGGCCAAGAAATCTGGACAGTATCGTGTGAAAGGATTGCCAGCACAGAGCAATGTAAACGACATCCGTGCTTACCTGAAAGAAGTGCAGATTCAAACAGGCATCCGGGTAGACTTTGTGATGGTAGATTATCTTGACTTGGTCATGCCTGTGAGTGCCAAGGTCAGCCCCAACGATTTGTTTGTGAAAGACAAATATGTATCGGAAGAACTACGCAACTTGGCCAAGGAACTGGGCATTTTGTTGGTAACAGCCAGTCAGTTGAACAGATCAGCAGTGGAAGAAATGGAATTTGATCACAGCCACATTTCAGGTGGTATCAGCAAAATCAACACAGCAGACAATGTGTTTGGTATCTTTACCAGTCGCTCCATGAAAGAGCGTGGCAAGTATCAGATACAGTGTATGAAATCTCGAAGCTCGACCGGCGTTGGTCAAAAAATTGATCTGGAGTACAACATTGAAACCATGCGCATTACTGACGAAGGC